GATGAAGGGCTTAATGCTTTTGCACAAGGTGTATGGGCAGTGCGTTATAATAACATGTTGTCTGGTATCTCAGCCCTTAAAGCTATTACTGGTAACACTGTTGCCCTTACTCTCCGTACAAGTAACGCATTCCTTGGTACTGGTATCGGGATGCTCATGGGTAAAAATACTGTTAATGATCTACGTAAGGCAACCCATGTCTACGGTGCATTCTGGCAGACTAATAAGCGAGCACTTGCTGATTCCTGGGATACCTTTAAGCGTACCTGGAATAACGGTAAATGGGGTAATGATGCTCAGATGGACTTCCGTGAATTAGCACGTGAAGACCTTGTTACTGACTATAACCCTAACCTTTGGGATACCCTTGCTGATATGGAACAGGTATGGGAAAAGGATGGTAACTGGGGTCGTCTATTCCAGTATCGTTCTGCTCGATTCCTGTATGACTTAGGTAATTGGCGGTGGACTAAATACGGTACTAATGCGATGATTAGTGCTGATGCCTTTGTACAAACTACTGTAGCATCTCAAATGGCTCGTGCTAGGGCTTGGGATGAAGTATTTAGTATTGGTTACAAAGGTGCTGAGCTTGCTCAACAACTAGCCAAGGCAGAAAAAATTGCTTATAACGAAGCATTTGATGCTATGGGCAATCTTACTGATGCTGCTGCTAAACATGCTGCTGGTGAGATTGCACTTAACCTTGATGATGAGACTGCTACATGGTTGAGTCGTGGTGTTAATAAGCTACCTATCTTGAAGCCATTCTTCATGTTTCCTAAGACTGGTGTCAACGGTGTCAAGATGGCTATGTCATACACACCTATCGCTACTCTACCTGGTATGAACAGGTACTCTAAGGTGCTGTGGGCTGGTGATGACATTGATAAAATCAAAGATGCTCTCATGGAGCACGGTATTGCGTATGATGGTGTACCTAATGGTATGGCTATCTTCAAGGGTCTTGAGGCTGAATATCGTGGTCGTGTAGCCTTTGGTGCACTGCTGTCTACCTCCATGATGGGTTATGCTCTTGGTGGTAACATTAGGGGTAATGGTCCTGTTAATCCTGGTGAACGTAAGAAGCTTCGTGATAACTTTGGTTGGCAACCTAAGACCATCAACATTGGTGGTAACTGGGTTAGCTACGCAGGTTATGAGCCACTTGATACCATCTTAACGCTTGTTGGTGACATTGCTTATTACTCACGTGATATCGGCTCTACCCTTACTGAGGCATTTGTAGACAAGCTTGCTTGGACTCTTTCTGCTACGTTTGTTAATAAGTCCTGGGTAGCTGGTCTTGAACCTGTTGTAGCTGTTGCTAATGGTGATGAGACTGCAATCTCTAGGTTCCTTGCTAATGAAGTACGAGCTGCTATTCCTATGTCTGGTGCGCTTGGTGTTGTCTCTAACGCTATCACAAGCTCCCAGAAGGATATCTACAATGATCTCATCGGTTATGTAACCAATAAGGTACCGGGCTTCTCCAGTCAGCTTCCAGAGCAGATTGATATCTACACTGGTAAGCCACTTAATGATATCGATAACCCTGTACTTCGTGCTCTTAATGCTGTTAATCCAGTTAAGATCAGTGAAGGTACAGAACCTTGGAGACAATGGCTTATTGATAGTGGCTGGGATGGTGTACAGATGATTCGTAAGGACAGCACTGGTAACCACGAGTACACACCAGAAGAACGTGAAACGTTGTATCGGTACATCGGTGAACAACAGTTGTGGAAAGAGTTTGATAAACTTAGCAAGAATAAGAAGTACAATGATCAGTTGGATCGTATTCGTGCTATGCGTGTTCAAGGTCGCCCATCTGAAGAGATTCAAGCAGCTCAAAGTGAAGTTTATTCTGTGATGAATGACATTATGTCTCAAGCTCAGAAGGCAGCTGAACTTCGTATGCAGCAAGAAAATGAACCAATGTGGCGTTCTATTCAAGAATCCTTGATTAATAAAAATATGATGAAGCAAGGTCGTATTGATGATGCTGCAAGAGCTGCTGATCGTCGTAAAGCAGAAGTTGAACGACTGACTCAAATGTATCGATAACCCAAGAAATGGCAACTACAGAAAACACATTTAATGGGAATGGGTCTAATTTAGGCCCATTTTCTTTTACCTTTCAATGGTTAGAGCCTACAGATATTGTAGTTTCAGTTGATGGTATTCAAAAGACTGCTGGTTTACAGTATAATTTACAAGCACTGAATTATACAACTAGAACTGGTGGGCAAGTATTATTTACTGCTGGTAACGCTCCAGCTGCTGGTACTAATAATATTAGAATTTATAGAGTAACTTCAGGCGATACTCCTACCTCTACGTTCCTATCTGGCTCGGCTATTAGAGCGCAAGATCTTAACGAGAACTTCCTGCAGTCTCTTTATATTGCACAGGAAACCCAAGCTACTACTGTTGCTGCATCTACAGGAAACTTGGTTGATGGTGCAATTACTTCAGCTAAACTAGCATCTGAAGCTGTTACTGAACCTAAGATTGGACCTAGTGCAGTTACTACTGCTAAGATCCAGAATGGTGCTGTTACTGCAGCAAAACTAGCAGAAACATATCTCACTACTACTGCAGCTACCAATACTTACCTTACTTCAGCAACTGCTGCAACAACGTACCTGCCAGTATTTACTGTTACAACAACCAGTACTAACCGCTCTATCACTAATCATGAGCGGTGTACTGTTACAGCATCTGGTGTCACTATTACTCTACCATCCTCTCCACAAGCTGGTTGGGAGGTAACGATTACAACTGCTGGTACATTTACTAATACTATTATTGCGCGTAACGGAGCAAACATTATGAGTCTTGCTGAAGATATGACGATTGATCAAGCTAATGCTGCAGTAACATTGTTCTATGTTGATGCAACTCGTGGCTGGAGGATTATCTGATGAGTACCTTAACTCAATTTATTGGTGGTGGCATTCGTCAGATTAAAACAGGGTTTATCCGAGATGCTGCACCCAGTGGTAACAATACAGGAAGTACCGCTAACGAAGACTACTTCTTCTATGATGTCACCCTAAGCGGCGATGCTGTTAGTGATGTTACCAAGTGTGTTATTATGTTTGATGGGCTTGGGCATTACACCACTCTTGGTCCAAATGTTAATACTAACGTTAGCTCTAGCATCGCCTACAACACTAGAGTAGTAACAACCCGCCTTCAAAATACTACAACACTGCGTCTCTGTCAGCAATATGACGCAAGTATTAGCAATCAAAGTACTTACTATAACACAACCGGTCGTTGGACTCTTATTGAATACAGGTAATAAACATGAACTGGAATTACTTTGCTCAAATCAATAGTACCACTAATATCTGCGAAGGTATTACGCAAACAACCGGTACTATCGTTGCTCCAAATATTGTACCTATCACGGCAAACCAAGCGGTACTTGGCAAACGTTGGACTGGTACTACCTGGGAAGATGTCCCACCACCTACTGAATAACTACTACCAAACTTACAATCATGCCAGTCACTAAACCTGACTACACAACTGGTCTTTCGACCACAACCAATCTGGATGCTGGGACATTTTCTGTAACTCAAGTTGCAGATGGTCTTGGTATTCCTAAATATGACTACATTGCTTTGACTTATGTCTCTGCTGGTAATGGTACTGGTGAAATTGGTACTGTTACCTACAGAACTGGTGGAGCTAGTGGCATCATTGTTGCTGCATTGACTCTTGGTTATGACGGCAGTAACCGTCTTAGCTCTGTTACGAGGACTGCGTAATGGCTCTTAAGTTTAATCCTCTTACTGGTAAATTAGACGAATACGGTCCAATCCTGACTGGTACTGGCACAGTAGCTGCTGCTGGGGACGGTACTGCTGCTCTTCCGGGTATTGCGTTTGCCTCCGATACAAACACGGGTATTTATCGGCCAGGTGCAGATCAACTAGCTATCAGCACTGGTGGCACGGGGCGGTTGTTTGTTGACAGCTCGGGCCGTGTGAGTATTAACACCACAAGTCCTCTAGCAACAAATGGAGGTCTCGACATTTCCTCGGGCGGCAATAGTCTGGTTGTCGGAGCAGACGCATCAGCTTCTACCAGAACAGATTTAACCACTAAACTTGGAAGATTTTTTGTACCTCATTACAATAACTCGGAAGAACCAGCCACTTTTGCTGTCTGCTCTAGTGAAGCTACAGACAACTTTGTGTCCATCGGGGGGAGTACTGGCTTTGGCAACGCCGCAACAGTAGTTCGTTTTTATACGGCAGCAAACACAACAACACAGACCGGTTCTGAGCGAGCCCGCATCGACAGCTCGGGCAGATTGCTTCTGGGAACAACTAGTGGCACCAGTAACGGGAGGCTGGTTGTCTCTGGAGGTGCACTTTTTAATAATGTCAATACTCAAATAATTTCAACAGCAAGCTATGTCAACCTAGAAGTGATGCGTTTCTTGGTTAACAGGGGTACTTATAACGAAGATTCGTTTGCTGGCGATATTACTGTTCATGTGAAAGCTCAGCGAGGAGCGTCAATTAACCACGTTAGCTGTCAATCACTTAAGTGCTTTGTCACGCTTGGAGCATTTAATGATTTTAATGTTATACGAATGGTTGGAGAGGTCAAAACAATTGACTCTACAACGCTAAGAGCTGGCACTAACCCTGGATCATTGGCAGTTGCTCTGGTACTTGAAAGTTCTGTTGACGGCGGCACAACTTGGAGTGCACTTTCTGCTACCACGTCCAACGACACAGCAAATGCAACAGCACTTATACGGCTTCGCGCAGATCTTACCGGCACTCCCCCAACTTCCATGTCTGCTATTACAGCTACTACAAGTGTCAATGGTCTTGTGGTAGGCAATATTTCTGTTAACTCAACGACTATTGCTGCAATCTGAGGCTAGTAGTCCTACTCACTACTCCCATTTCCACATGAGCCTACCCCTTCCGGTGGGCTCTTTTCTTTTATCTATTTTTACTCATGTCTACCACTACTTTCACCTGGAACATCGCTCAACTGGAACGTGAAACCAGCGATGGCTATGTTTACACCGCCCATTACACCGTTGACGCTAAAGACGACACTTATTCGGCTGGTGCCTATGGTTCTATTGGTCTTGAGCGTCCTGAAGGTGAATTGATTCCGTTTGCTGATCTGACCCTCGAAATTGTCACTAACTGGCTCAAAGAAAAGCTTGGTGATGAGAAAGTCACTGAAATCGAAGCTGCTCTTCAAGCACAACTGGATGAACAACGTAACCCTACTAAAGCTGCTGGTCTTCCTTGGAGTTAATCATGCTTACTATCTTTGGCCTTAAAGTGTCGTATGAGGCACTTGTCTTCTTTGCGCTGTTCCTTGGTTCTGAAGTTATTGGTGCTTCTAAACTGAAGGATAACAGTATTGCACAACTCATCCTTAGTGGTATCAATGCTCTGAAGCCACTGCGTAAAGAGGATGACCAAATCCAACGTATTAAGGATACCCTGAAATGAGTATCAAACTCCTTGACGTTATCCGTAACTACAAGGGGTTACCTCATCAAGTTAAAGCCATTGAAGCCCTTGACCGTTTGCTCGGGGCTAATGGTTTATCTGATGATGCAGAGTGGGTAAAGATCTGGCGTACACCAGCACCCACCCAACCCCAACAATTTACTAATACCTGGGATGGTATTGAAGCTGCTGCTAAGGCTGCAGGTGCTAAGTTCCCTGAGGTTGTCGCTGCACAATGGGCACTTGAGTCTGCATTTGGTACAGCACTAAGTGGCAAGAATAACTACTTTGGTATCAAAGGTACGCCTGGTACTGTAAAGACGACCTGGGAAGATTATGGCAATGGTCCTGTTACCATCCGTGCGTCATTCAAAGACTTTGCTACGCCATACGACTGCGTAGAACACCTTGTCAACCAGTGGTACAAAGACTACAAAGGCTATAAAGGTGTCAATCGAGCCACTACTCGGGAAGACTGTGCATACCTACTAAAGCGTGAAGGTTACGCTACTGATCCTATCTATGCACAGAAACTAATTCGGTTGATGGAGCAAAATGATTGAAGCCTTTGTAACAGGAGCTATCACTCTTGTTCTTGGCATTGGCGGAGGAGTAATTGGTGTCAGTGGACGGTCAGCAACACGTATGGATAACATCGACAAGCGTATTGATGACATTGAACTCCGCCTTGCTGAGAAGTATGTACCCAGGCAGGAACTAGCTGTTGCCTTACAAAAGATGGAGGATCACATGATCAGAATTGAGTCGAAGCTGGATCAGATAGCTTTACGGAATAATTAAATGGGGAAATTCAAAAAGGCAACGGAGGACCAATTTTCGGAATTGCACGATATGGTCACTACGGAACTTGCTAATCGCATCCGTTCTGGTGAAGCCTCTACAGCTGATATTAAGGCCGCGATAGAGTGGCTAAAGACTAATGATATTACAGGTGTACAGTTTGAAGGTAACCCTCTTGATAAACTTGCTACTGTCATGCCTAAGGTAGACCCTGAACTCATCCAGAAGAGGTTGTATGGCAAGTCGTACATCTAATTACTACAAGCAAAATCCTGAAGCACGTAAACGTCGTCTTAAGCAACAAGCCAAATATAATAAGACGACTGAAGGTATGAAGATCCGCACTAAAGCTAACAAGCTTAATCGCGAGCTTGGTACCTATGGTAATGGTGATGGAATGGATGCTTCTCATACAAGTTCCACAGAAGGTAAACTAGAGAAGCCATCTAGTAATCGTAAGCGTCCACGTATGGGTAAAAAATACGCATCATGACGCCATTACTGCCTAGCCCTGATCACTATCTGCATAACCTAATAACGATGACAAGCTCTGAAGCGAAAAGGCTACACCGTCGTGCAATTAAGGAATACTTCAATTGTCAATGTGTTTATTGCGGAGAAACTTATGAATTACATGAACTTACACTTGATCACGTTCGCCCCAAATGCTATGGGGGAGAAGATCTTACATCCAACCTTGTACCCAGTTGTAGGAAGTGTAATCAGGCTAAAGGCAGTAGAAATTGGCTGCAATGGATGAGAGATACATTTGGTATCACCAATAGGGAAACACTTATTCTATCACACATTAATTAATCATGGATAAAAAGAAAACACTTAAAGAGATGCGTGAAGAGATCAAAGAAATGATCGAAGCATCTCAACGTCGTCAAAAGGGCGAGAAAGTAACCTCGGAAGATATTAAAAAGAATCCTATTGGTACACGTGCTAAAGGTCGTCCTGAGAACTTCCTTACTGATGTTGACATGGGTATCAAAGCTCAAAAGTCTAAGGACTATAGCAAAGCAAAAACATCTGGTACCTATATGGACTCCGATAATAAACCAAATCCTCCAAAGGCTAAACGTGATGAGAAACCACGTCAACGTCCAGGTTCTGGTAAGGAACGGATGATGGCTAAAGCTGAAGAGGAACGTAAGCGTCGTATGCGTGGTGAGTCGGCTGTAGTTGGGAGCTAAGTAATGGCTCTACGAGAAATGCCAGCTAGTAGAGTACAACACCGTAAATTACTAGAATTACAAAAGGCTGGTGTCTACACTACTGAAGATCCACAAGGTAAACAAAACGTATTCCAAGAGTACCAGAGATTTGGGTTGATTCCACCTGAATATGAGACGCCTGCTCAATTGCAGGATGCAATGCAATCTCTTATTAAATCTGGTATTCCTAAAAAACAAGCAATGGAAGCTCTTGGTGTAACTGCACCGATCTTTAATGCTAATGGTAGTATCAATGGTAGGAGCATTAGAGATGCAATGTCTCCTGGCATGAAAGAACTTATTGATGCAAGAGCTGGTGAAGGTACAGCAGAACGTTTAGCAGCACTTGAGCGCAGGGGATGGAGAGCAGGCCAAGAAGAAAATCGGGCTATGGCAGCATCTCTTGGTATGGGTATTAATGCTGGTCACTATGATACATCAGCACGTGGAGCACCGGCTAGTAACAGAGCGGCTGGTACTGAATCTGCTGTTATTAACCAAATGCAAGGTAGATCTGCAGAGAACCCAGATAGGCCCCTTACTCCTCAAAACAAATTAGACCTTGGCGTTGCTAATACAAAAATTGCAGGTCTTTATGAGGCAGCATTAGAGGCAGAAGGGATGCCAGCTAGGTCTGGTACTGCATACCCACTTAACCCTTATATGTCTGCTTTGCTTGGTAGTAATCCTGATACGCAGTATGTATCTAATCAGTCATTGGAATCACTCAATAGAACATTCCAAGATTTAGCAGAGCAAGGGTATAATGAAGTTGGTATGTACGACTACCTCAAGTCAGGTGGTATGCCAACTGCTGAGGCATTAGCTACTGCAGGTAGTGAAAAACGTGGTGTCTCTACATTTGCTACTAAACCAACAACTGAAGCACCTGTAACACAAGTTAGGCCGCCAACGCCAAAAGGTCCAACGGTAACTACATACCAAACTCCCCAAGCTAAAGTTGTTTTAACACCTAGTCAATCATTAGGGCGCAAGGCTGCTGCTATTGCTAACAGGGAGCCAGTAAAGCCACCCAAGCCTGTAATTGTTTCTGTTAAGCCAGCAGCTAAACCAAAACCTGCTGTTAAACCTGCACGTACCACACCAGCTGTGTCTGCTGCTAAACCTACCAGAACTAAACCAGCTAGTGCTAGTATGCAAATTAGGGCTATGCAAAACACAGCACCTGATGTATTGCGTATTCAACCTGGTATGAGTTTCCCTTCTAATTCACTAATACAGGGAATTTAATATATGGAGAAAAAGGAACAAGAATCTAATCCACTACTAGAACTGATTCGTAAAATTAAGATTGCATATGCTATTGGTAAGGATCCAGTAACTAGTGCAATGGCTAGTCGTGGGTTTACTCCATCTAAGAATGCTGCTCTTAATTACGGTAAACTAATGATGAATATACCGTATGATCCAGAGATGCGTATTAGACCTAAGGATCCCCAACAACAGCTACGTGCTAACAACATGCGTATTGGTGAAATTGAACGTATCACCAACATCTTTGGTGGCGTTCGTACTAAGCTAGCTGATTAATGCCCCATGAGAGGTGCCTAGAAGCCCCTACAAGGTGCCTCTCTCCCCACCCTAGTAGTTTTTCCATGCAACTTAAACGATGCCGTTCCTGCGGCGTAGAGAAGCCATTAAGTGAGTTTTATAAAAAAGGGACTGGCCGCACTGCTCATTGCATTGAATGCACAAAATTAAAAGTCAGGTCCGAAAAACACAGAGCTTATCAACGTCGCTATCAAAAAGAAAATACTTCAACGGAGCAAGCAATGCTCAACAGAAGCAAAAGCCGAGCCAGAAAAAAAGGGTTCGAGCACAACATTACAATAGAAGATATTAAGATTCCAAATACATGTCCATTGCTAGGAATACAACTAATAAAAGGAAGAAATAGCGTCCATCCTAACTCGCCAACGCTTGACAGAATTGACTCTACGAAAGGGTATGTCAAGGGAAACGTCTGGGTCATTTCATACAAAGCTAATACTATTAAATCTAATGCCACACCAGAAGAACTCCTTACAATCGCAACAAGACTCTCTCAGTTTATTGCAGAGCGATTTTAAATTATTTCTCCAAGCAATTTGGGCACAACTTGACCTACCATCACCAACACGTGCTCAGTACGCAATTGCTGATTACCTACAGTACGGTCCAAAACGACTGATGGTGCAAGCATTTCGTGGAGTCGGGAAGTCGTGGATTACAGCTGCTTTCGTTCTTTGGACCTTATTTAATGACAATGATAAAAAGGTTATGGTCATTAGTGCCAGCAAAGAGCGTGCAGATAACTTTAGCATCTTTTGTCAAAAATTAATTATTGAAACACCTTGGTTGCGACACATGCAACCTAAATCAGACACAGCTCGGTGGTCTCGCATTAGTTTTGATATTAACTGTGCTCCTCACCAAGCACCATCAGTTAAAAGCGTAGGCGTGACTGGTCAGTTGACTGGTTCACGTGCAGACTTGATGATTCTTGATGACGTTGAAGTGCCGTCCAATAGTCTTACAGAAATGATGCGAGAGAAACTCTTGCAGCTTTGTACAGAAGCGGAGTCCATCCTTACACCAAAGAAGGATTCACGCATTATGTACCTTGGCACCCCTCAGACTACCTTTACTATTTACCGTCGCCTAGCAGAACGTAACTATCGTCCATTTATTTGGCCAGCACGCTACCCACGTAAGGACAAGCTCAGTCAATACGAAAACCTGCTAGCACCACAGATCGTTGAAGACATCGAGATGGGTGTAGATGAATGGACACCCACAGATCCAGATCGCTTCACTGATGAAGATCTTGTAGAACGTGAAGCTGCTATGGGTCGTAGTAACTTCATGTTACAATTTCAATTAGACACGGCACTTAGTGATGCAGAAAAGTTCCCACTTAAATTCAGTGATCTTGTCATTACCTCTGTTAACCCGACTCAAGCGCCGGATGCTGTTGTGTGGTGCAGTGACCCTCGTAATGTGCTCAAGGATCTGCCTACGGTTGGCCTACCGGGTGATTACTTCTACTCCCCGATGCAACTCCAGGGAGATTGGAGTAACTACAGTGAAACAATATGTTCGGTAGACCCCAGTGGTCGTGGTAGTGACGAAACAGCAGCAACCTATATCTCACAAAAGAATGGCTTTCTCTACGTTCACGAAATACGAGCGTATCGCGACGGTTATAGCGACAATACACTTCTTGACATCCTTCGTGGGTGTAAGCGGTACAATGTTACTAAACTCCTTATCGAAACAAACTTCGGTGACGGTATCGTCGCAGAACTGTTTAAGAAGCACCTCCAACAAACCAAACAAGCAATAGACGTAGAAGAAGTACGTGCCAATGTACGTAAAGAGGATCGTATTATTGATGCTCTTGAACCAGTTATGAATCAACACCGTTTGGTAATTGATAGGTCGGTGGTGGAATGGGACTATAACTCCAATAAAGACGCAGCACCAGAGGAACGACTCCTGTATATGCTGTTCTACCAAATGTCCCGTATGTGTCGTGAGAAAGGTGCAGTTAAACATGACGACCGCCTTGATAGTCTAGCACAAGGAGTGAAGTATTTTACTGATGCTATGGGTATCAGTGCATACGAAGCAGTTAAACAACGTAAACAAGAGGATTGGCAAGACATACTAGAAACATTTATTGATGACCCACAAGCAGCTACTAATCACTTAGTGTTGGGGTTTAATTTAGAACAACGTAGACAAGCAAGAGGTAAGAAGACGAACAAAACTATACCAACTTGGGTTAGTTAATAAACCCCTTACAGTACAATGGATCTTGAGATCCCACCCGTATAGGCAGAAGTGAAGGGTGGATCACTCCTGCCGAAGGGAGGAAGACATGTCTTTAATAAGACACATCTTCCTCTTTATCTCCACCAGTTACTATTACTCTCTAGACAGTTAACCTTGGGGAAGTTAACATAAGTCATTCTAGAGGGGGTTATATCTTCTTTACTGTATAACACGCCGTAGGCGGTTATTACTGTAAGTACTGTATAACCAAAAGACACAAACATCCACTAACCCACACTATTACTAAGTTAATACTGTGAATACTGTATAAGTAACCGAGCGAAGCGAGGTTCTTATTACCGTTACTACTGTTATTAACTCTCCATTTACCACCACTAACTAATGACCCACCAAGTATCTCTAGTTCACATTACACCAGAAGCAGAGAACCTCATTAGCTACATGGCTAGGGTGTCTAACCCATCCAATCAACAGAACACTGAGACCAGTGCTAAACTAATTAAGTATCTTATTGACCATCACCACTGGTCACCATTTGAAATGGTTAACATGTGTGTAGAGATTGAAACCACTAGGAGTATAGCAGCACAGATCCTACGTCATAGGTCCTTTAGTTTCCAGGAATTTAGTCAACGGTATGCAGAGGTACCTATCCCAGCAGAACTCCCTCATCTACGTAGACAAGATACAAAAAACAGACAGAACAGTATTGATGACCTAGATATCGATACTAAGAATTTCTTTAACTACCGTATTGGTATGTTGTACGGTGATGCCTATAAGATTTATAAAGACATGATAGCAGCTGGGGTAGCTAAGGAGTGTGCTAGAGAAGTACTACCACTTGCTACACCAACACGCCTGTACATGAACGGTACCGTTAGGTCATGGCTTCACTATTGTGACCTCAGGACCAGTAATGGCACACAAAAGGAACATGCCGTTATTGCTAAACAGGTACAGCAATTACTCTACCATCACCTCCCCAATGTTTCAGATGCGATGTGGAACAAGAACTTAAGTTAAATGAGTTCCGCACTTTGTACCGTTACTATCGGCGGTACATTGGGTGGTTTGATCACCTACTACTGGCTCTACTTGTTTGGATAGAGTCACGGGTAATATGGGAGCGTACTACTAATACCGTAGACGCTGCCATAGACGCCTACAAGGCCCTAGAAGAGCCACCCGTTAATACAACAACACCAGTCTATACCGAGTTACCCCCAAGCCCTACAGTGGCTGCTAGTGAACAACTGGGGTTCTCTGAAATACGACTGTCAGCACCGTGGTACAAGGGTGAGACTGATTAACACTGGTTACTACTGGTTACTGGGGGTCTTAAATTTTTAACATAAATTTCTCAAGCCTTATATCGCCTGGGGGTCTCGTAATCACCCCCAGTGCCCCCCTCTTGCGATCAAGGACGCCCACCTAATAACAATAGGCAGTGCTGTGTTATAGTATTACCCAGTCATTACTGTTATTAACTGTTAGTGCTGGGAGTACTGGGGGATAAGTATTAGTATAACGGGGAGCATGGTATTACTAACTGTTAGCAGGTAAGTACAGTGATACGAATGCATATCAGGGGATCAGTATATATGGATTTATCTGTAGCGATAGCCTATAGCAGTAGAGCGTTGCAGCTAAACGCTCACCAGTGGCCTCTATAAGCCTCTACAAGCCCTGTGTAATGTTAATCAGGTATACTGACATCATCAGGTAGTACAGCGCAGTACAGAGCCATATAGACACCACTGAGTGACCAGTAGTTCGTTCACAATCAC